TATCAATTTTATATGTTTTAACCATATTAGGATCTGGTATTATCGTCTCTCTTGGTATAAAGTTAATATATTTTACCCCTAATGTTGGATTTATCTGCATATTTTAAAAAAAAAAAGGGGTGACTAATCACTTCCACCCCTCCAATCAAACTATATATTATGAATCACACAATTAATTTAATCGCGTCTTTTTTAACTATTTGTACCTAAAACTATCGTTGCACCTGTTGCAGCAGCTGCAAAAGGATCACCAGATACAGCACCTTCTATAAAATTAGCTGGTTCTAATTCTTGACCAGTTAAAGTTAATGAGTAACCTGAAAGATCTCCAAAGGCTGTTCCTGTAGCTATACTTCCACCAGTAACTTCCATTCCGTGTTCTAATCCAGCTAACATACTGTTTCCATTTCTATCTTCTACTACGATATGCGGTCTACCGTAAGCCATAAGCTTCAATTCTTTATTATCTTCTTTAGTTAATTTAGGTAGTGTTAAAGTTAATGTTTCTTCAAAGAATGTTGTTCCATTCTCTCTTGATGATGTAATAGCAGTTTCTAAACTATTTGTTCCTTTTAAATCATATTGATAGGCGTCAAATGTTCCACTAAGTCCAGTAATTTCATCATCTGTTTTTGTTACAGTTCCTAAATCTCCAAAGTCGATAAAGTAAACTCTAACAATACCACCGATAACATCTTTACAGGGAACTTTTCGCCCTCTTGTTAAATCGCAAGCCATTTGTTATTGTTTTAAATTAAGGGAGCATTTCAGCTCCCTAATTATTATTTTATTTCTTAAGCGTGGTAAAGAACAACGTCAGAACCTATTCCGTAATTTACGGCACTCGTGTAACGCATTATTACTCTAACATTCTGGCTTCCGTCAAGGTCACTCATATCAAGAACTTTAACTTCGTTCATATCGTTTAATAAACCAGTACCAAAATATAAGTTAGATTTTTGAGCAGCCATTGCAGTATCATCAGCTAAACCATTAGCAACGAAGATTTTCACACCATCAAAAGATAATTGACCACCAGCGTTGTACCATTGTGTTCCCTGTGCGTTAACACCATTTGAACCAATAGAAGTAGCAAAACCGCCTAAAGCTCTTACATAAGCTCTTGCAATGTTTTGTGATACGTAAATGTGTAAATCTTCTTTATTGTAAAGTGCAGAAGGTACTGCGTCAACAATAGAACCTAATTTATCAATTACGTTAGCAGCAGTTACAGCAGCGTGAGATGCAACATCTACTACGTCAGCATCAGCTAAAGCTAAAGTTACTAATCCATCAAATTCACCAGCATTTGCATTAACACCTTCCCAAATGTTCTGCTCAGTTTTTTCAGCTACTAAACCAGCAACGTGGCCAATAATGAAATCTGAAAACTTAGGTGGCATTTTATCAAATGCAGAATATCCCATTTGAGCAGCTTCCCAATCAGAGATGAAGTCTTGCTTACAAAATTGTAAGTTTACTTGAAATTCCTCTGGTTGTAGTAATCTTTCGGTTAATGTTACTGTAGCAGTTGCATCAAAATCGCAAGAAGCGTTTTTAATTACGTTTGCATCAGTAGCTACTTTTTTCATTGTAGACTTGTACTTGATATTAGGCATTACTTCGATTCCGCCTTTATCAATTGTGTTAGCACTTAAAAGAGCAGCAGAGATATATTTCCCAGCAAATTCTCCAGCGTAAGTACTTGTTATACTTGTTGTTGTCGCCATTTTATTTTATTTAATTATTGTTAAAAATTTTATCAAAAACCCTGTCTTTCGTTGTTTGTGTTCTATTGCTTGCAATATGAAAATTCACTTTATTATCAACTTCAGCTTCAGGATTATGTTTTACAGGTTCAGGAGCAACAGCAGATAATTCTTCTTTTGTATCTTCTATTACTTCTTCCTTCATTTCTTCTTTATCTTTGTTACCCATTTTTTCAATCATTGCTTTGATCTCTTCAACAGCAGATGTAAATTCTTCTTTGGTAACGTATTTCATTTGTTCTTTTTCTTCTTCCTCTAATTCAGTTTCTTTAACTTCTTCAGATTCTTCAGATAATTCTTCTTCAACTACTTCTTCTTCAGCAGCTTCTTTAATACTGTCAATTAAACCTTCTTCAGTTACAACTAAAATTCTATCACCTTCTAATTCATATTCACCTACTGGTAGAGCAATTTGCTCATCATCAGTTTTAATAAATATAGATTTTCCAGCTTCAAAAGATTCTGCAACTAATACAGTTCCATTTTCTAATGTAATTTCAGCCATTTCTATTTTTTCTTCAGAAAGATTAACTTTTTCACCAACAATATTTTTTATTTTGTTTAGTATTTCGTTTGCTTTCATAATTTGAGTATATACCTATAAACGTTTGAGAACGTTAACTGTTATATTTTTTTTCAACTTTATTTTATATTTTACCAATTCCTTGTGCTTGTAGGCTACCATCACAGCATTTATTACTATATCTTTTACCGTCTGGACATAAGCAACCACGCTTTGTATTTTTAGGTGATGTATTACTTGGTGTTTTAAATCTTTTACTTCTCATATTATTTATTTTATAGGTACACAATTAGGTACTTTTTTACCGTTTTTAATTTTAAAGCCAATCATTTCATAACCATCATAACAAGGTGCTTTCATTTGTGTATGTTCTTCACAAGGCATATACCATTCTTTACCCTCAAATTCGTGTACGTGAAAACCTTCACAACCTATATTTTTTGCCATCTCCTCAGCTTTCTCTTGTGTGCTATATGCTAACCTGTCATCTATAATTGCAAAAGTTTCATCAACTACCATAGAAGATAAATTAATTTCACCAAGTTCTTTTAACTTGCTTTCACTCCATCTAAGGCCAGCTTTACCACCCCACAACAAATAACTAATTGTGCCGCAAGCTTCTTTATCTCCTTCATCATAATATTCTTGCGCTCTACTTAAATAGCTATACATCCTTTTTAAAGTTTTTAAACTAATGTTTTCTTTTTGTGCTAATTGTTGCGCACGTATTTTACCAACTTGTGTTGCACATTTATTATTTACTTTTTCGTTTAGTTCAATACCTCTTTTAGCATTATTACTAACTGCTTGTGGATAATCGTTATAAGTTTCTAATTCTATCTTCTTACCTGATTTAGTTCTTTTATCTTTTTTAATTAGTGCTTTAATATTACTAAGCATATATTCAGCTTCTTCTTCTTCAATAGCTTGCATCTCTGCTTTTGTATCTGGTTTTTTAATTTGTGCTTTATCTGCAAAGTAACCTTCAATACTAAATCCTTTTACTTTACCTGTCTTAACATAATCAGTCCAAATTTCATCATTCTCTACTTTCATTGAAATCATCCAAGTACCATCTGGCATTTCTAAACCATACTTAGCTGATTTATCCATTTTAGTATCTTCTACAATCCAGCTTTCAACAACAGTTAAACCATTTACACTCATTTGATGTTCTAAGGTTGCATTGTTTTGATTGCTATTTTGAAAAAACAATTCGCTTGCTCTTCTTACTGTATCTTTAGAAAAGTAAACGTAAAAAGTTGTGTCATTACGCTTTCTAAATATTGGCTTGTTTGGTATTAAAGCTGCACCAAGAAGTAGTTTTTTTTCTTCATCTATTTTTGCAAGTTGTATTTCTTCACTTGCTAATGTTATAAAATCTGATTCAATAGCTGGATTCTCTACGATGCTAACCGCGTCTATTCCAACCATCTCTTCATTCTCTTCATCTAATATTAATTCTATTATATCCATTGTATTTTATTTTAAAAAGTTGCTTGTGTAATTGTGTTGTTTTGTAGTTGTTGCGCTGTAGTTACATTACCAGCTACTACATATGCTTGAACTGGTGGTTGTTGCCCTAATGCTCCAGCCACTTGATTAAAGCCAGATTGCCCTACTACATTAAAACTTGGTGCTTGTGAAGGTGATGTTGCTGCTCCACCAGTATTAGTTGAAGGTGTTTCTATATCAAAAGCACTACTATCAAATCTTGTTTTTTCTATGTTTTTAACTGCTGCAATTCCTGTGGCTGTAACTATTGCTGCATTAATAAAGTTTAAAGGTGGTGCTGAACTTGCTAATGCCTTAGAAACGCCAACAGATGTATTTATTATTGCATTGGCTATACCTAATGCTTTATTTACTTTAAATGCCTTTTTTTGGCTTTCTTCATCTTGCTTTGCAAATGCTTGTGTTAATTCATTAATAGCAATTAAAGCATTCATCGTTGTGGTTGCTGCTTGCTCAAAAGTATCTAACTTTTCTTGTTGTGATTTAGTTGATTTTTTTTGATTTGATAATTCTAAAGCTGTCAACTCATTACTTCTGTTAACCCTTTGCTGATATATTTCTTCTTCAAATTCTGCTAGTGCTATTTCAGCATCAACTTTGGCTTGTGTGCCTTCTTTATAAAGTGCTATTTCATTAGTTAATCTTTCTCTACCTAATTCAGCTTCTTCTTTATCAATTTTTTGTAATTCTAATAATTTTTCTTTTTCATCTTTTATCTGCTCTGCTGCAAACCTTTTTCTTTCAATAGATAAATTATTTTCTGATTCTAACCTTGAGCTAATAAGTTCTTGTTCTTCTTTTTGTAATGCTGCTGCATTTGTTTGTTGTTCACTTCTAAACCCTTCAATTTGTGCTTCTATTGCAGCTATTTCATTTAGAGCTTCTCCTTTTGCTTTGAGTGCTTCTACATTTTTTTCATCTTTTTGTAGTTGTACTTCAGCATTTTTAAGTTGAGTTTGTGCATTAACTAACATTGCTTCCTCTTGCTTGTCTAAAATAGCTAACAACTCATCATTTGCTTTTTTTCTATCTGCTACACTTTTTCTTTCATCATCTCTTATTTGTCTTTGTTGCTCTGCTTGTCTATCATATTTTTCAATTAACCCTTGATTAGCTACAGCAGCAAGGTCAGCAGTTTTTGCTAGTTCTACATTGGATTTTGCTTGTTTGTATGTAGAAATAGTATATTCTCCTAATGCTTTAACACCAGCATCAAAAGAATCATTAACTTTTTTAACACTATCATCAACACCAGTAATTGCATCAATACCTGAGTTTAACCCAGCTTTAAAATTATCCATTGCACCAGAAAAATCACCTGTAACAAGTTTTGCAAATCCTTTTGCTAAAAAACCAAAATATTCAAGTGTTTTATCAAGAAAGTGAATTAAATAATTTTCTATAGAATCCACTAAACTCATTACAGCAGCTTTTGGATCATCAAAAAGTGATTTAAAATAACCTGAAATAGTACCTACATTTTGGCTTATATATTTAAAAAAATCAGTAAATGCTAAAGACAACATTTCAAAAGAAACTTTAAAAGCATCTACAACTACTTGCTGTTGGCTAAATAATTCTTTTAGTGTTGCAAATGCAGCAATAGCTAAACCAATACCAGCAGCTTTTAATGCTGTTCCCATCATTCTAAAACCACTAGCAATTTTTTTTGTAGCTTTTGGAACTCCTTTTAAATTAGTTTCTAAATCTAAAGCATCATCATTAACCTTTTCTATAGATTTATCAGTAGTTTCTAAGCTTTTATTTAG